AGGAAATGTAATGACCGGAGTGAAAGGCTCTGAAACTGTTAACAGAATGGATACTGATGTATTCTTTCAAGATGACAGCTCTTGCGGTTTCGCTGCTTCCGGCACAACTGAATTTACTCAACGTACTTTAACTGTTGGTAAAGTTAAGGCACAGGAAATCCTTTGTCCAAAAGACCTCGAAGGAAAGTATCTGCAAAAGGCACTCCCAGCTGGATCGAATTACGATACAATGGCCTTCGCTCAAGAATATACAAACCTTAAAACTGGTAAGATTGCAGAAGCTATTGAGGTTGCTATCTGGCAAGCTACAGGTACAGGATACGGCGGTACTAACGGACTTTTAAACAAGTTCAAAGGTATTAAGCAGCTTATCACAGATGCAAGCACAACGCCTGTAAATGCAAACGTAACTGGCTTTTATGGTTCAGGTGCGCCAATTACAGGAATCGATACTGCTGACAAAGCAAAGGCTGCGGTACTTGCAGTTGTTAAGGCTCTTCCTGCAAAGATCAAAGGAAAGGCAGATGTTCGCATTTTCTGCGGATGGGATACTTTCGATCTGTTGATCGCTAAGTATGTGGATCTTAATCTTTTCCATTACAATTTGGGAAGCGATAAGAACGCACCTACTGCGGAGTTTACCGTTCCGGGCACATCTTACAAAGTTATTCCTGTTCATGGTTTGACTGGTACTAATGCAATATATGCTTTCAGAATGTCAAACATTTTCTTAGGTGTTGACTTGCAAGGTGAAGATGAGCGCTTTGAAATGTGGTATTCTCAAGATGATCGCAACGTGAAGTTTCACGCTTCATTTAAGATCGGTGTTCAGTTCGCATTTATGGATGAGATCGTGAAGTTTGAAGCGTAATTAATTAATCACAGGGAGGGGTAAAACTCTCCCTTCTTAAAACAATATATCATGCCTTGTGCTTTGACCTCCGGATATTCACTCGACTGTAAAGACAGCGCAGGTGGTATTACCGAAGTTTATTTTATCGAAAAAGGGAATGTTTCATCTATTGCTGCAAATGCTTCAGGAGTAGTAACAGGAATCACAAAAGCAAGCGGTAAGCGTTTCTGGAAATATGAACTGCCAAAAGAAACAGGTAACTTCACACATAACCCTCAAGTTTCAACCGAAAACGGAACATTGTTCTTTGAGCAAAACCTGACTATTGTAGTGAATAAACTTTCAGCGGCTGTAAATACAGAGCTTAAATTATTAGCTCAAAACATTCTTATTGCTGTGGTAAAAGATAACAACAATAAATTCTGGATGCTCGGAAAGGAAAGAGGTTTGGACATGGGTGCATCTGAAAGCGGAAGCGGAACAGCCTTTGGAGATCGTTCAGGTTATACTTTGAACTTCATGGGTAAAGAGCCTGATCTTCTTTATGAAGTCAACAGTTCTGTTGCTTCAGCTCTTGAAACAGCTGGTTAAGAATTGATGTTAAGAAAAGCGAAGCGCCTGCCTGCATTTAGGCGGGCGTTTTTTGTTAATAGGTATTTATAAAAGGAATGATAAAGCTCACAAAAGGAAATACTGAAACTTTGATTTTGACGCTTAAAGAAAAGCAGACTATCTTAGATGCAAATTTTCTTTTTGTGTTTCAAAGCAGAACGACAAACGATAAAGTAAAGTTTGTAATTGTCAATAGCGCCGATCAGAGTTTGTATCAAGATCGCTATAATCAGTTTTCGTTAGTGGTGAATACCTATTTTTCAAATGTGGAGGAGGGTTGGTACACTTACAAAGTATATGAGCAGGCAAGCCCTTCAAATACGAATGAAGCGAATGCAGGTGCGGTTGTTGAAACTGGTTTAATGTTTCTTTCAGACGGTCAGGATGTGACCACTACTAAATATAATAACCCAACAAGTTACAAAGTTTATGATGCAGAATAGAGTATCTTTTATAAAGTTTGCCGATGTGAAAGTGCCTGTAATGAAAGAGGTGCCAAATAAAGGATGGGTGCTATTCGGTGAAGATAATAAGTTCCCGAATATGCTGCTTAATATGTTTAACAAAAGCAGTAAGCATAACGGTATTGTTTTGGGAAAGGTAAATTACATTGTTGGTAAAGGCTTTGACAATGTCACTCAAGCGAATGCTTATGAAAATTCAAATGAGATATTAAAAAAACTTAGTTTAGATATTGAGGTTTTTGGTGGATGTTATATTGAGGTGCAATACAATGAACTCGGTAAAATAGGCGCTTATTATCATGTACCTTATCACAAAGTAAGAAGCAATAAAGACAATACACAGTTTTTTGTAAAGGACTGGGAGAGCTACAAAAAGAATGATGAGCCGAAGGTTTTTTTGGCTTACAACCCTAATCAGGATGTGAAGATGCTTCGCAATCAAACACAGATACTTTATTACAAAGAATACAGACCGGGAGTTGAGACGTACAGTTATCCCGGCTATATGGGTGCTTTGAATGCGATACAAACGGATATTGAAATAAGTAAATACCATTTATCTACTATCACGAACGGGATGTTTGCTTCAAAGATGATCAGTTTTTTTGAAGGCATACCAAGTGAGGAGGAGAAAAGAGAAATTGAAAAAGGATTTAAAAGCAAGTTTACAGGTAGTGAGAATGCAGGTAATATCGTTTTGAATTTCGGTAAAGATCCTGCAAAGCGTCCGCAATTAGATGACCTTAGCAGTACGGAATTAGATAAGCATTTTGACATACTTGCAAAGAGTATTCAACAGGAACTGTTTTCCGGTCACCAGGTCGTTAGTCCGATGTTATTCGGTGTTCGCGTAGAAGGAAGTTTAGGCGGGCGTAGTGAGATCAGAGAGGCTTATGAGATATTCAAGGCTACGTATGCAAATGACAAGCAGCAAGCCTTAGAATTGCTTTTTAAAGAGATCACAGGTATTGAAGCAAAGATCATTCCTGTTGAGCCTATAGGTTTTGAATTTAGTGAGGCTACCTTATTACAGATTGCACCTAAAAAGTGGTTACTTGAAAAGATCGGTATTGATCCGAATCAATATCCTGAAAGCCTGCCAACGGAGGCTGTTCCTTCACAGGCTTCTGCTGAAGTGAAAGCAGTTAATGAGAATCTTAAAAACTTAACAGGCCGCCAATGGCAAAGCCTAACACGTATTATACGCAAATTTGAGAAAGGTGAGATCAGTCAGGAACAAGCTAAATTACTTTTGAAAAGTAGCTTAGGGTTGAATGATGACGAAGTAAACACGATGCTTTCTATTGATAACGCAATGGAATTTAGCGCACAGGAAAAGGATGAACTTTTGTTAGCTGAATTTGCAAAGTGCGGAGTAAACAAATCTGATTACATTATTGTAAAGACATTGCCGGCTAAATTCACATCACAGGAATTTAACGAAGTGAACCAGCTTGAGGCAAACGTTTTGGATCTGCTTAGAAAAGATAAAAGAATAACTCCTGAGATTATTGCTGAAACACTAGATATTGAGGTTGACAGCGCAAAGCAAATAATCAAAAGGCTAACAGATGAAGGGAGGATAAAGATTAAAGTTGTGAAGGTAGGTATTGACGAAGTGATAGAGCGTACACTTACCGAACCACTTGCAAAGCAGACGGATAAAACTCCCGAGACTTTGAACTTTAAAATATTATATGAGTACACTTGGAAGCCTGGTTTTACCGATGCTGACAACGATACAAGGCGCAACTTCTGCGCACGTTTGCAAGACTTAGATAAGTTATGGTCACGTGCTGAAATTGAAACTATGAGCCGCAGAATGGGCTACAGCGTATGGGATCGGAAAGGCGGTTGGTACACAGAGCCGGACGGGTTTAGTTCGAAAGAATGCAGACATAGATGGGTACGTCAAATTGTAATGAAAAAAAAGTAATAAATGAGAGATATCCTTTTTATCAGTCCTGAAAATATTTATGAGCGTTCGCCTGTTCATAAAAACATAGATAGTAAAATGATCGTTTCTGAAATAAAGACTGTTCAGGAAATGCAGTTGCTTCCTGTTTTAGGAACAGCTCTTTATGAAAGGTTGCAGGACGGAATAGATGATAATGATCTAACGGCGGACGAAGAGACATTGCTTAAAGATTATATTCGAGATGCAATGATACATTATACTATCTCTGAGCTTGCAGATGGTTTGTCGTATCAGATATGGAATAAGGGACTTACAAGAAAGACAACAGAAAACAGCGAAGCGGTAAGCTCTTCAGAGATTGATGATTACAAAGCAAAGTATAAAAATAGGGCTGAATGGTATCTGGAAAGACTGATTAATTATCTTATTGAAGAAGCAGGAACCGGGTCTAAATTTCAAGAGTATATCAATCCGGGAAGCCGGGTAGATACTTTTGTGCCTAAGAGGTCTGCTTATGAAATAGGTATTTATTTAGGTAAAACAGCGATGCCAAAAGAGGACGTTCCTAAGTGGTATCGTTACGAATTCTTATCCTGTTGCCAATGAGTTATACAAAGAAAACCGAAAAGCTGTTAAAAGCATATTTAAAAAAACATGAGTCCAACACTCAATCAAATAATAAAAAAGCTCGTAACGATAGCAGCCGCTCACAAACAAGTGAGAACGGCAAAGCACGTAAAAGCTGAAGACTTTGTAGTATTTGATTACAAAGATGTCGACTATCCTGCTGTATGGTACACTTTAAATACAAGTGCAATAAACGGTAAGGAAAAGACATATAGCATTGTTGTAACTATTGCAGATATTCATCATGTCGAAAACATGGATGAACTTGAGATGCAAAGCGATTGTGAGTTAATTGGTCATGATCTTTTGGCGCAAATAGGATGGGATAAGCAGGAATGGACAATGCAACGATCTGCAAATTTTGAGTATTTCAGACAGGGACAGGAGGATGTGCTTGCAGGTGTTACTTTTCAGATTGATTTGAAAGTCCCTATGATTTACGATGCTTGCCAAGCACCTTCGAATTATGAGTTACCGAATGGTAATTTCGTATATATTAATACAAACAGATTTATGACAGTTGCGGATTTCATAGTTGGTAGCGGTCAACCAATGGAACAGGATGATACTGAGTATCAAAATAATCAGTTGACTATTGCTCCTTTTGTGTTTATCGATGGTATTTTGCAGACTTATGTAGTGAGGTCTGATCGTAGGTATATTTCACACAATGCAACAACAAAAACAATAACAATAAACGGAGGTGTAAATGAAGGGGAAAATATTAGGATTCTTTTGTAGTTTAATTCTTTTATCTGCATCGGTAAAAGGGCAAACTGTGGATGGTGTTTTATACACTAACTTTAATAATTATTATAAATGGCGGGGCGGTGCTTTTGACTCTACTTTACTTCTTCCTACTATTGCTGCTTCGATTGGTCGCAGGCCGGGAGCGTTACGTTACAATACAGCAGATAGTTCGGTTTATTCGTGGACTGGTACACAATGGCGAAAAGTAGGTGACGGTGCGGCTGTTCCTACTTTGCAGCAAGTTACAACCGCTGGGAATACAACTAATCAATCTATTTATAGCGGAAATATTATAGCTACCGATATGAGTGGAGATCCTGTATTTTCTGGTATATATAATTCAAATAATTCTAATTCATTAATTTCTTTTGAAGATTTATCATCAAGTTCTAAATCTGTAATATTAACTGGTATATTTAATAATAATAGAACAATAAATATACCAGATACATCTGGAAATTTATCCGTAGGTGTTTCAGCAAATGGCATTACCTACATGGCAGGAACGAACGGAATAACAAACATCGGCAACACCGACACCGCAACGGTCGTAAAAGCCTACGTGACCAACGCCGAAGCGGTTACAATTACAAAGGGTCAGGTAGTTTATATTTTTGGGGCAAGTGGCGACAGGGCATCGGTAAAGCTGGCAAAGAATACAAGCGATACATTCAGCTCAAAGACTTTGGGTATTGTAAGGGCGGATATCGCAGCGGGGGAAGCAGGATGGATTACAACGCAGGGTCAGGTAGGCGGTATCAATTTAGGGGCATATACGGCGGGGGATGTTTTATGGCTCGATAGCGTGCCGGGTGGGTTTACAGCTACAAAGCCCCAAGCACCTTATCACGCTGTTTTTGTGGGGGTTGTTGAAAGGGCAAACGCTGGCAATGGTTTGATATATGTTAAGCCACAAAACGGGGTTGAGTTGGATGAGCTGCATGACGTTAGGATTACAAGCCTTGCAAATAATGAAATAATAAGATACAACTCTTCGCTGGGATATTGGGAGAATAAGACCGTTGAAAGTATCCTGCAATTTGATACCATTCCTTTGGCGGTCTTTGGTGCTGGTAGCGGTGCGGCTGGCGATACGGCTGCATTCAGCACATCGGCGGTTTATGGTAGCTTTTACAATGCAGGCAGCGATACTTTGATTATAACACAAATGAGAGCAGGGGTGTTGGGTACTTCGCCAAGTATTACGACAGAGGTTTATTGGAACGATAGTTTAAATATTACGGCAGGTGCTACTATTTTGGTGAGTGGCGGCACATCGGTAACGGGTACGATAGGTGCAACAAACGTAACATCATTCACAAATAATAAGATACCGCCAAATGTATGGGTATTTGTTCGTACATCAGCGGTGGCAACAAAGCCGACTTATTTTACTTTGACCTTATTAGGGTATAAAAAGAGAATATGAGATTTACTTTTGTAATATTACTTTTCTGTTGTTTAGGTGCGGATGCGCAAATGATTATAAAGGCGCATCCTAATTATATACCGTTTGCGGCAGGTGTAACACCTCTTTTAGATACTTACACAGGTGCGGCAGCGGCTTATTCTTTGCGTAAACTTAGAACAGCATATTCAGGTAGTGCAATAAGGGTAAGGCGGTCTAATGATAATACTGAGCAGGATATAGGGTTTACATCATCGGGTGATTTAGACACAGCTTCGCTCAAAACTTTTGTTGGTGCTAATAGTGGGTTTGTTACAACATGGTATGATCAAAGCAGCAGTAATAACTTAACACAAACAACAGCAACGCGTCAGGCAAGGATAATAAATGCAGGAGTAATAGACAAAAGGAATAATAAACCTATAGTATTTTTTGATGGAACTGATAACCTATATACTTCAGCAGATATAACTCATACATCATATAGTGTTTTTTCTGCTGTATATTTTAGGTCTGCTGCAACTTCCGCTAATTCTGTTGGTACTCTGTATCGTTCAGAAGGCACATCAAATATTTTAACATTTGGAGGTAATGTTACAGCTTCATTTACTAATGAAAGAATCGTATTATAT